AAGGCTTCAGGTGATTTTGATTTAATTAAAGGCATGTTAACAGTTCCAGTTCTTTAGTGATGCTTTAGCCCTTTCAGCAGGCCCTTTTGCGTTTTTGACAACTCCTTCCATGCGAGCACAGAAAGAGGCTTTCCTGCCTGCGTCCTTCTCAGTCTTAGGATGAGGCGCAGGTGCTTTCAAATGACTGCCGTTCTTAGCGTTGTACTCAGCTCTGCCTTTAGCTGTCATGCCTGCACCTTGCTCTGTAGAGTTGTAGGTCTTGCCTTTGCCTACAGTCTTGTGCTCAATAGGTTTGTCGTGCTTTTTCATTTTTTAGCCGTTTTCGCTGAGTTTTTAAACGCTTGAGCTGTAGGTGCGCCTTTTGACCCTGGCTTCCTCATGTGCTCAACAGGCTTGCCTTCTGCCTTTTCCTTCTTGATGCGCTCCTGCTTTGCATGGATATTAGCGTAAAGTCCTTGTTTCATACTTCCTCCACAAAACAAACGTCTTGCCACGACATGATGATGAGGTTGTCATCTTCATGCTTGATGTTAGTAAACTTCAAATACTCGTCTTTGTAGTCTTTAGCAAGAGTGCCAAAATAGACCTTATCGCCTATTTTTAAGCCTTCCTCTTCTGCCTCATCGCCTAAAGCTACGATGTAACCTACAGTATCTGCTTCTGCAGTCTGAATGTAAAGCTCTGATTTGATGCGTCTCTCAGGCTTTACAAATATTCTGTCTTTTAAAGGTTTGATCATTTTGCAGGTCTTCCTCTACGTTTAGGAGGTTCTTCAACTACTTTTAACTCTAGTAATTGCCTACCAACTGAGGAAAAAACATCCTCCGAAGAGGATGTGAAAGCAACAGCAAACTCGCCACAGGTATCGTTTTCGTGATGATTCGCATACTGTGGGTAACGCCTGCAGACACCCATCCTCATTTGAGGTAGAAAATGTTTGCATGACTTACAATCTGAATTAGCCAAGTCAACTCTCCTTAGTTGATTAGGTCAGAAGCCTTACTAGGTATGCTCACTTAGTAGGGCTTCGCTATTACATCTTGTCTTGCATGTGATCCATGCGACTGTGCTCGTATGCAACATGCTCCTTAGAGCCTGTGTTCATTTCGCCACAGCGACCATCGATCTTGCCCATGTGACTAGCTTCTCTCATGCCGATACCGTCAGCTTTACCCATAGCGACACCGCCTTTGAGAGACATCTTACGCTCGCCTGTAGTGTCAGAACTCAACGCACCTTTAGGTACTTTCTCGCCAGACATACCGCTTTTAAATTTTTCTGCGTCCATTTTTCCCATGATAAATTCCTTTGTTTCTTTGCAAAAAACACTACTTTTTGTAGCAATTAAACTATATCACAATTTTGATTAAATCAACTCCTCTTGCCAAGGTTCGCCTATCATTTTCTTAATATTGAACAAATTCTTGTGTTCAGGATAGGTTTTTCTCCATAATCTAGCGTAAAAAGCGATCAAGTCATTGCTGATCTTAAAGTCTTCGCCTGTTGTTAAGACGTAAACTTCCCATCTAATCCTGTTAATAATTAACCAATGACTGATCTTTTTACGACCGCTGACTACAGCTTCTAAACTAAAGCGCTCAAAGTATTTCCAAATAATAGGATTGTTCCTATGCCATTCGTCAAAGTTAGCTTGCCTAGTTTGAAAAGACTGCATTACTTGCTCCTGATTTCGTTCTTGTAGAAGCCTATTGCCATTGTTGAGACGACTATTGTCATAGCAGAGCCTGCAACAAAACCTCCTATAAATACGACTAATTCAATCATTTTGTCTGCTCCTTAAAAGGGGATGTCATCGTCCATGTTGTCGATAGAGCTAGGCGCTCTCCTGTAAGGCATAGGAACGCCTCCATCGTCTCTAGGCTTAGGATCGTTAAGGTATGCCCATCCGTCCCAACCGCCTTCTTTCAGAGGTATTGTGTCAATCTTGATCATAGGGCCCTTAGAAGTCTCGATGATCGAGCCTATCTTTGTGTACCTGTTTTTCTTTTCGCCGTTGCTGTTGTTGTATGAACCTGTGATCACTACGATTTCTTTAACTATTTTGCTCATTTAATGTTCCTTAAAATTTCAACTTTTTGATCAATTTCTTCTAAAAACTTAGTAACTTCTTCTTCAAGCATCTTGATGTAAAGGTCATTACGCTCAACTCTTTGCACAAATATTTGCAAGTTTTCAGGCATACGAGGATCAAAACTCACAAAATCACACCATTTTCTGCCTGTGCAGGCGAGTTGCCATTGCATTTGAGGCATGTACTTTGTAGGAACTTTCTGATCTAACAGAGTTTCCATCTGTGTTTTGCTCTCAGGGCATTTGATCTCAACAAGACCATCATCGCCTACAAAGCCGTCAGGGCTTGCTCCTGACATCGCAATCGTAGGATGCGTGATAAAGCCTACCTCGTCTACAAAAACCTCCCTATACAGCTCGTAGGCACGTCTAGCTTGAGGTTCTGTAGCTGTGCCCCATTCCATAGCTGAGTTCGTGTAAAACTCTGCTTGCTTGCCTGTTAAGCGCTCTAGCGTCAATTGCGTGCTGTAATTTTCTCTAGAGGCGCTTACGCCTGTTTTTGTTTTAGCTATGACATTTGCTATAGCTGACGCTGTAACTTTGCCTAAGCGTTGTGCAAACCATTCTTCTGTGCGTTGTTCAGTCATGTGTTTTTCTCCTTTAAAATTTCCTCTGCCCATCTTGCGCCACTAATAAAATCAAAGTTATGTGTTCTTTCATCTTTCATGTCTTCAGAAGTTAATCCTACCCATGTGCGTTGTGGTGTGGTGTAAAGTGGAATAATAAGTTCATCGCCTTTTTCTTTAATTTTTTTAGCAAGATTTTCATCTTTAGTAATTAAATATTTATTTTCTGTCATCCATGCAACAGGCTCACTCTGCTCTTGCATTGTTTGTGGTGTGGTGTAGAGAGGTACTGTATAACCACCTTCTTTACTCTCATGTTCGTCAGGGGATATTACATCAAGGATAACTCCGTCTTTTTCCATGCCCCATGCCACAGGCTTATATTGAATTTTTTCTTTAGTCATTTTCTAACCTCATTTCTTCGTATATCTTTTGCTCATCTAAAATTAAACGCAATAAATCAGAATTACTTAAATTTACATATTCAGCAACTCCTACTAATGTTTCAATTAAAGAAATCATAGTAATTTCTATTTCTTGCCCAATAAACAATTGCATGATTTCATCGTGTAACTGTTCTTTTGTCTTTTGTTTAATCTTCTTTGTCATAGTCATCGTCTGTAGGTATGAGTTGATAATGTCCGCAGATAGCGCAATGCAAATATCTACGAGTCTCTGTGATTTCTAGTTCTCCTAATGAGCATCTAGGGCAAGGTAGGTCATCCATCGATCAGTCCTTTCATTTCGTCTTTAACCTTAACAACTATGTCTTCCCATTGCTTTTCAGAGTGACATGCTTGAAACGCAATCTTGTAACTAGCGATGAGTTGCTCTTTAGTCTCGCACTCTCTCATCTTGTCAATCAGTAAACCTAACTTCTCAGGTTCAACATGACTTTTAATAGGTAGATTAGGTGTTTTAGGCTTGCTTGCTTGATTGCCGTCATCGTCTTCAGGTGCGATGCCACAAGATGCCATGAGACTGTAACGGCGTGCGTACGTCAAAGCTGAGGCGTAACCTTGAGGATCGTGCTTAACAGCAGGAAAGTGCAATCTGCCACATTCCATAGTCTCGCCTGATTCGTGTATAAAGATTGTTTCGAGAATAATGCCGTTGTCGCACTCATAAGTCTTCTGTAGTAAGAAAATGCCGTTGTCGTTTAAAGCGTCTATAACAGCTTCTACGCAACCTGCTAGGTCAACATACCTAGACTTGAAATGAGGATTCACAGACTGCTTTAAAGCAGGATTAAACGCCTTCTGTGCTTTGACTAATGCTGTTGCTATTTCTTTCATGCTAAATCCCTTGTAATGTCTTTGATCTGCTCAATTGTTGACTCAAGCTCTTGCTTTAAGAATTCGACTTCATCGCACAAGCGCTTTGTTTGTGCTTTGTAGTAACCGCATTGAAAGGCAAGACTATCAGTTAACTGATATTTACTCATTGCGTCTAAGCAAGCAGTTTCAATTAAATTAAATTCATTCATTTATGCTCTCCAATAAAAAAGGTCTAACAACAACACTACAAAACCTGCAATGCTGACAACAGTCATTGCAATTTCAAGTGCGTTAGGTTTGTGATAAAAAATTGTGATTGATGCGCCGTTCTCTAAGGTTTTAGGAAAGGCTTCGTTAAGTGTTCTGTGATACTTCATGGTTTTAAATCTCCTGTTACAACTAGCGCTTGATTGATGATGTAGATAGGGTAAGGTACACCCACCTTAACTTGATCTAAGATAAGGTGAGCTTCTTGCTTAGTCATTAGTAGTCTTGACCATTGCGAGCAGGTTGTGCGCCTTGAAACATAGGATTCAAAGGTGCGTTGTGCTTAAACTGCACAGGTGTTTTTTTTACACTATATTTTTTAATAAATGCTTTGAGTTTGCGTACCTCAGCTTTAGCCCATGCTTGTTGTGCTTCGCCGTTTTCGCCTCGATAGTCTTCTGCGTTCCAATGTGTTTCGTTAGGATTAGTAAATAATCCTAGAACGTATTTAGCTTCGTGCAGTATTTCTGCATCTGTATAGTCTTCAATTTGTTTTTTGTCATCAGTAGAGATGTTTTCTAATGAGTTAGACAACTCATCAATTGCTAATGCTGATTTAATGATTTCTCTTTTCATTTGCTTCTTTCTAAATAGACCTCTTAACGAAATGTTTAAGGCATAGACGAATGTTAATCTAAATTAACAAGTATTTTCATCTTTTTCTAAAATATTTTTCAAAATCATTCCATATTCGTTGTTTTTTTGCTGAATTACAACATTTTTTCTTTTAATTAGGCGATTTCGCTTAAAAACGCCATAGTCAACGAAGTGATGAACTCGACTAAATCTATAGAGCACTCTAGCTACGTCAGGGTGAAGTCTCTCTATCATTTCGCTTTTAGGAGTAGTGCCTTCCTTAGCGTAGAAAGCGTCTGTGTTGCCTCCTTTCATCACCTGCGTAGTCATCTTGTCTTGCAAGAAAGCGTTGAATTGAATAGTACAAAAACCATCTTTCAGCACTCTGAGAGACAAGTCTGTGTCTTCGTTGTATCTGCCTCGCCATCTGTAAGGAATGTCATTCTGAATTAACAAGCAAGAATAGATACGAGTGTTAAGCACAAAAGGAGGAATCTTGTCTTTTCTCTTAGCAAACATTGTGTAGTTCAAGCCTGCAATAGGCACATTCTCATAACGCTCTACAAAGTCTTCAGAAGCTCTAAAAATAGCTCCTGTATCGCAAACGATCTTGAGATTGTTGTTAAGGCGTGCAAAACTAGCAATGTTGTCGTCCATGACCCAATGCCTAGCGTGACCTTCGCTGATGCTGTGCTCCCATGCGAAGTTGCGAGCCGCACCAGGGCCTTTACTCTTTGTAGCGCCTAAATCATCACAAGTATCGTAATTATCAAGATAAGACTGAGGCAAGATCAGCACTCTCTCTTTGCCTACTTTCTCAGCGTACTTGTCGAATTCAAACTCTTCTACGATAAAGCGATAAGGCACTTTCATACGCTCTAGAGCTGTAGCTGTTAAGCGCCTTTCGTATCTGCCTTTACTGACAATGTAAATAGGATACTTAGGATTCATCTACATACCTTTTCATGTAGACCATTTCATGCTCCTGCTCAGGAAACCATACATAAGTTGTCTTGATCGTTAACTTCTGCTTGATCAGCTCTGAGAACGCTTGCAGGTCTTCAATACATGTAAAGTTAACCTTGACTGAGTATGCAGGTAAAAGGTACTTCTGATTGTATTCAGGCATACCTTGCCACTCTTCTTCCCAAGGTTCTTGATGACCGAAAAGCGATTCTTGTTTTTCATTAGGTTTCTCATAAGGCATACAGCTCTCCTTTGTTAAGTTAAGGGATATTAACATGAATTAAACTTATTTACAACAACTCGTTATTTATCTGTAAATATCTGTTAACATACGCCTATGACTAAAGAACAAGCAATCAAGTACGCAGGCAATCAGAGCAAACTAGCAAAGCTACTAGGCATCAGCAGAATGGCTGTCTGTCAATGGAAAGACATTCCTCAAGCTCGCTTATGGCAACTACAGCTCCTGCACCCTGAATGGTTTATCAACACT